CACCTTACTCCAGGGCAGATCAACCTGGACCTGCTGCCGGTTGACTTTCCCCTAACTCCCTTGCGCGGGAAGAAAGCGTACCTGCCAGGTTGGACCTCCGATCCGAAAACCGTAGCAGAAATTCGGAAAGAGCTAGACGAAGGTAGGGCCACTGGTGTTGGCCTTCTTTGCGGTCAGTGGAGCAACGAGCTTGCCCTGATCATGGTTGACATAGATGGCGAGGAGGCGATCCCCGCTATCGAAGCCCTGGGTGGCGGTCCAATTGATTCGATTTTCCCTCCCACCCTCACCATCAGTAGCGGGAAGCCTGGTCGCTTCCGGATGGTGTTCCGGGTTCCGTCCAGCAAGGTCCAACAGCTGCCGGATAAGGCGACCTTAAAAGTTGATAAGGCTCCATGGGAAATCCTTTGGAGAAGCCGCCAAGGGGCATTGATGGGTGCCCACCCCGACACGGACGGGTACCGCACCACACCTCATGGCGGTTTTGAGTGGTGTAAAAACCTTCCGGAGATGCCGGATTGGCTGTACGAGCAGATCTTTAAGGCTTATCCCTCCAGTCGGTACCGCAAACGGAACTCTGCTACACCTGGGATTTTTGTTGCCCAGAGCATCAACCTGAACTACGAAGAGGATAGTGAATTTCAGAAGGAATCCATTCTTGAAGAAGCTAGGGAGTATCTCGTCACGCTGAACCCTGAGCGGGCCGACGATTATGAAGAGTGGGTTGCCGTTGGGATGGCTCTCCACCAGATTGATGATCTGCTCCTCAATGATTGGATTGAGTGGTCTGCCCAATCTTCTCACTTTGAAGATGGTTGTTGTGAGGAGAAATGGGGCAGTTTTGAACGTCTGCCAGGTGGTCACTCCCCAGAGGGTGCAAGGGGTCTGAAGACTTTACGAGCCAAGGCCAAGGAGGACGGTTACGTCAATCTTGGTGGGTTTGAGGTTCCTAATCTGGAGGTTATACAGAAGCGAGTTGCAGCTGATATGGCTGAGATGGGAATTGAAATGCACCTAGGACCTCAGAATTTATTTCCAAATCGACGTTTGGGAGAGAAGTTTGGCTACGGCGAGGACGGTGAAGATGATGACGATGAAGATAGCGGCGACGGTAGTTGCTTCATGGGCCGCAAAAAGGGCTCACGCAACCCGCCCTCCTCTGAGATTGCCAACTTCATCATGCCCATGTTCATGAAGCTGGGCTGGCGGTATGACGCCAAGTTCGATGTCTTCATGCAGTACGACAAGCATCGTGGTGTCTGGAATAAACAAGACCACAGCAAGGATTTCAAGCAACAGGTGCAGTTCCAGCTGGAAAATTTGAACCTTCCTAACGGGTACAGCACTAACTTGATTGCGGATGTCACCTCACTGATGGAGGGGCACATCGCTCATTACGATTGGTGCAACGATCCGACGCGTCTTGCGTTCCAAAACGGTGTTCTGGAGCTGGATACCGATGAGTTTGTGGAGCACAGCCCCGATAATTACATTACCTGGGGGCTAGATTTCAAATATGATCCTACTGCTGATCCCGGTCCTATTACTGAGTGGTTGTTCCGTACCCAGTATGGAGACGAGGCTCGGGTCCAAGTTCTTCGGGCTTGGCTTCGTTCCTGTCTCGTCGGTAAGGGCAACGAAATCCAACGATTCCTTGAGGTTATCGGTCCTGGTGGACGAGGAAAATCGACATTTGCAAACTTATGTTCCGCGCTTGTTGGTTGCGGTAACTTTGCTAGTACCACTCTCAACCAGTTAGAGCAGAGTCGGTTTGAGCTTTCCTCGATCAAGGGCAAGCGCCTTACGCTGATCAATGATTCGGAGCGGTACGGTGGTTCTGCTCAGACTTTTAAGGCGCTGACGGGTGGTGATTCCCTTCGTTATGAGGAGAAGTTGAAGAGTATTGGTGAGCCGTTTGTTTATACCGGCATGGTCATGCTTGTTGCAAACGAGCCCATTCAAACCTCAGATCCATCTAGTGGTTTAGCGCGTCGCCGTTTAACAATAGAGTTTAATAGGTCTTTGTACGACAAAAGCTCAGAGGCGCGTGACATGATTAAGATTGAAAGTGGTACTGTCTCTGGTTGCTGGAAACAACATCTACCTGGACTTGTGAACTGGGTTCTGGCCATGTCTGACCAGGACATGCGTCGTTATCTTCTGGACACGCAGGAATTGGTTCCGTCGCTGCGGAAGGTGCGGAACAACATCCTTCTCAATAGCAACAACCTTATTGAGTGGCTTCAATCGGAGTGTGTATACGATGAGAAACATGTTTCGGCAGTTGGCAAAAAGATCCCAGCGCCACGGGAGCAAAATGGTGGTCCAACTGAGCGTTACTGCAACAGCAGCAGCCATTTGTATCCCAGCTACTGTTCCTTTGCAGAGGATACTGGCTCCAAGGCGGTCGGGCAGAAGCGCTTTATTAACTTGTTGATGGACTGCTGCCGCAACCAGTTAGGCATGGATACCGTTTCTACCTTTAGCAAGTACGGCAGACCTTTCTTTAAGGGGATCGCAATTCGCAGCTCAGATCAGAAGTTCAAGAGTTACCCGACGATTTTAGCTGAGGGCAAGGAAGAGGAGTAGAATTTAGGTTCCACTGTGTCTTCCCACGTGGTATGGATGAAGAGACCCCTAGCCCCCTTCAGTTGGGGGTTTCTTTTTGTTGAAAAATTGCAGCACACGCCCAACAGCGTAAAGCACAGCCAGAACTACGACGGCTCGTTTATATCCCATTGTTTTTGGGGCAGTCCGCAACCCACGGGGCGCACAGCCGCATCTCACCACCTAGGGATTTACAGTCGTCAGTGTAGCAAACTAATGTGTCGACCGGTTTTTCTGTGTAAGTTGGTTCAGGTAACCTAACTTTTCCGTCGTATCCTATTTGTTGATTGTAATTATCTAGTGCTTTGTCAACTGTTGTTGTAACAAGAAAATTTAAAAGCTTCTCATCTCCTCTAAATTTTTTATCTAGTTCCTCGTTACGGTATTTAGGGTTAAGCTGTTCTTGAAGTTGCATATATAGTTTCCAGAGGCTATCTTTGTTTACTTTTAGGTATAAAGAAAGAAGGCCGATTGCACAGGCAATTAATACCGCTATAACGGAACTTTTGTTTATTCCGAATAGGTTTAGTTTCAACTTACCCTAACTTGCAACACAGACCCGTTGCGATAAACAGAACCAACGGCTACCCCGCCAGATGCTGCTGCTGCGTCGTTAGCATAATTTCCTAAACTTGTAAAAGAAAGTGTGGAAAGCGTTATAGCATTAAAAACAGCACTTTGTGTAGCGGTGCCACTAACTAATTGAGCAGTTGTTTGACTCATTGATTTTCCTTCTTGTCCTCTATTCTACAATTACACTCACTGCACCGCTTTACCCAAGTTTTATCGCCAGGGATTGGCTCAGTCCCATATCCGAAGTCATCGTAATCCTCGGAATTACGCAGTTTTTTAGCAAGGTCCATTACCCAACTGCGGATAAGCTGTGTCGGCATGCTCAGACTGGCTTGAGGAATCCGGGTAGATCTTCTTGGCCGCCAGGGTTGCGCGTTTTACGCTGCTGAAGACGACGCAGCATCTCCGGAGTGGCGTTGGGAATCCCAGTATAGTCCTGCTGTCCAGGGATGTACGGCTTGTTCATGTCAAAACTTGGAGAGCCCGCAATCATTGCCGGGCTTTGGTACTGGTAACCGAATCCTTGCCCTGGGAAATCAGACCCAGCAGTAAAGGCGCCGCCAGAACCTGTACTGAAGCTGGGGATGTCAGTGCCGGACTGAGAATAATCTCGGCTAGCAGCAGCCAACTCTTGCCATTTTTGAGATTTATTTATTGCATTGTTCCACATCGGTACAACCTCTGACTTGTCTTGGCCTGGAATGTAAGGTAACGTCACAGCACGAGAGGGCTGATCGCGGTCATACCGAATCTCCATAGTTCGAATAGGTTCGTAACGACCTGAACCACTTACTGTCCCTTGACGTTGAAAAAACTCACCGGTAGCCGGATCTCGGTAGGACGTGCTTTCAGGTACAGCTCTAAAAGACATCAACGGATACCTTGAGTGTAATCAATTCCCATCGCACCTACTGTATTAAGCAGTGATTGGCCCCAGGGGGAGGAAAGCGCTTTGCCCAGGAAATTTTTGCCGGGATCCTGAGCTTCTGGCGTGGTTTCAAAATTAGGCATTCCGGTAGCGCCTGCTGTTTTTTCGGCTGCCATGGCCTGTGCTTTAGCGTAAGGAGCACTGACTGCCGCGCCTTGGATCTTCGGGTCAACAGCTACACCGTTGGCTATGGTGCCAAAGTCGGGAGGATTTGTAACGGGTGAAGGGCTTCCTTCAGACGGGTAATAAGTACCTCCACTGATGGTATCACGAATTTTCTGTTGGTCGCTAGGGCCTTGCATCTCTGCAGAAGTCCGGTACCCTAACTTGTTAAACTCACGCATTGCGAGCATCGGGTTGGCTTTGGCCCATTGCTCAAGTTTTCCTCCCTTTTGATAGCGAGGGTCCTTATAGGCAAGGGATTCTGTAATCGCACCAATGTTCTTGGCGCCTACCGCTTGCTGAGCTGCGTAATAATCCTCCAGTCCTGCAGCTTGTTTCCCGCCAGTGGGAGTGAAGCCTGTAGGCAGGGAGGCCATCCCAGCAAGTTGGGACACGCCAGTGGTACCACCGAACTGTGACTTCAGACGGTTGTACTCGTCGTCGGCGTGCTGGAAGGTTGTGTTGGGGCTGGTGATTGGAGCGGGAAGATCCAATGGAGGAGGTGTGCCACCGCCGCCACCACGCCACGCATTGTAATCAGCTGTTTGCGTGCCAGGAGTCCCGTACCGGCTAAGAGTTGGATCTCCTTCCCCTGTAGCGGCCGATGCAGAGCGTGCGCCAAAAGGTCCCTTATTAGTGTAGCCAGGTGGTGAAATAAATCTCCCAATATCTCCTAAGAGGCCCCACGATTTACCATCTTTTGGTGCACGATAGATGGGTACTGGCACGATTACTTACAACAATTCCGTTACTACTATACTAATACGAGTCAACAAAAGACTGACATGGTAGTAATGCAAACTTTTTCGAACGGAACTGTTATCGAGTTTGGGGACGATTTACACGGAAACCAAGTACATCGCGTGTCGCATCCCGCCAGTACAGCCTACCGTTACGTCGAACCGTATACCTGTGCGCTCGTTTATGCGGAACAATATGAAAAACAGTATGGCAAGACAGAGGGTTAGCGTTAGTTTTTAGGTAGGGGGCTTATTGAGAGGGCATGAGAATGGCTGCAGCGCAATGGATTTGATTTAACGTACGCTTTATAGTTTTTAAAGCCGGTAAACTCCTGGTGATGTAAGAGGGGGTTAATTCCTGTACATATAATTCGTATGTAAAAAATTTATGTACGGATTTTACTTACAGAAATTAACCCCTTTTTCTTTCTATAAGAATTTATAGGCTTCAAAATCACTAAACCGTACTTCAAACCCAAAACCCTTGACACCGCACCGGATCTCAGCTACCCTTTAAGCGCAACGAGGCTTTCCCCTAACTTGGAACGCGCCCAGGAGCTGTTTAACGAGCACTACCTCACCAAGAAAGATCTGCTGCACTTTCTTAATGTTTTGACACGTTTTGAAAACACCTACGGCCCAAAAGCCTGTTGGGACCTGAAACCTGTACTAAAAAAATTTGTAAACGGCTTTTCTACAAGCCATTCCACCAAGCCGTTGTTTAAAGGAATCGACGCCAGGGTTTTGATATTGGCGGTTGCGGGTCAGTATGAAGATGAGACCAAGTCGCTAGTGGTGCGACGACACGACTGTACCTCTATCCATTGCGTCAACCCAAATCATTATTACTTTGGTACCAAACAAGATGTGTGTTACGAGCGTGGGTGGCGGAAGAAAAGTAAGGTAACGCCAGAACTGGTCCAAGAGCTGAGGAACAAGCACGATTCTGAAAAGATTTCTTTCACTGCACTAGCCAAGTCCTACAAACTCCCCTACCATGTCGTTCGGAACATCTGCCAGTACATCAGTTATGTCTGAACAATTGTCGGATATTTTTTGCCCTTGGCACAAGCGCAACCACCCTGGTCATAAAGGTAATTTTGGCTTGATGAGTCAGTGTTTGGACTGTATGGACGAGATTGAAAAAGGTAGGTGCACTATCGATGTGAAGAATTTCGACTTCGATACCTACTGGCAGGTGAAGAAGTTTTGGGACAAGGTGGACAAGAAAGGACAGGATGAGTGTTGGCACTGGCTTGGCGCCACGAAGAAAAAAGAAACAGAGACGCAGGCTTACTTCCCTGCTCCCTTCTTTAGCGGCAAAACCCAGTCTGCAGCACGTGTTGCGTTCTGGACATCCCGTGGATTTACAGGAAAAATGCGGACCTTCCACCAACCGGGATGTTCGATTTTGTGTTGCAATCCGCTTCACCTGCGACTACGCGAGGTAGAATCAATTCCCGTCCCAGCTAAAGTCGCTACAGTAAACCTGAGCTATGGAAACATCTTCGAACACGCCCGCGCAAACCGAGACATTCTCGAAAGTAAACTCTAAAATCAGTCAGGTAGTTCCTAGCGGCTGGCACGTAACCAATCCAAAATACGCAGGTTACATTCGGATTGGTCCTGAAAACCACTTTACGCCCTGGTTTGACTCCAGGGTGGAAGCAGAACTTGAACTACGTTGTTTGGAAAAACGGTTGAGTTATGAATTAATTAAAACTGTAGAAGATGAAGGCTCGTATCCCGAACGTGCTAAACTAATAGAAGAAAAGTATCAAGCTAGCGGCCGCACAAATAGCCTCTATACTGATTTAAACACGGAAGATGTCGACATTCCTAACAGCACTTCCAACTAACCTTGGCTTTTACAACCTCGGATTGGTAGATGCGTACCCCGTTGGGGGCACAGGAGCGACCGCTTATGGGCCTACAAGTTATTTTGGGAGCGATCCGTTAACTATACGGGCCACAGACAGTGTAAACACCGCACAGAATCTTGGAGACTTTGCTCCTTTATTCAAATCAATACCACTAAAAGCAACACACGGTGGTAATACCAGGATCCAATCTACGTTTTATAAATTAACGTTACTTCGTCCAAGAAGTATTATTATTACCCAGAATTACAGCACCACGTCATACGAACAAAATACAAACCGCAACACAGTTGTTTCCGTTTATAAAGTTGAAAACGGTACCCACAGACGGGAGCTGCCGATCAACTCCGATGGCTACGTTTATTCCGAAACCGGCCTAAGCTACAGCGATTCTGGTGGTGATGACAGTAGCTTCAGCTATGGCGCGGATTATCCTAAAACTGCATTAGATGCGGGCGATTACATTGTTTTAATTACGAACGACATTCGTTACCTCGAAACAAATTACTCATTAACACTTACTATTGCCGATCTTGACTGGCGTTACGACAACGAACCGGCTCAAGACTTCGGCGATTTTGGTACCACCGTCACCACTGAATCACTGTACAGAACTTGGGAAACGGGAGAAATTGCTGGCGCTGGTTGGGATACTGACCACTGGGATGATGTTCACACGTTGGACCCCGTTACATCCGACGTTGATTTTGGTTTCATTATTGAGCCAAAGGTTACCACACGTACCAGCGGATTGGGTTATACGCGTGCAGGGGTTTCCCCTTAACCAGATATCTGCTAACCTAACGAAAGTTAATTAGCAGGATTATGAAAGTTGTCACCCTCCAGCAACTGGAAGAAAACTTTGAATCAATCCTGGATGACGTAGCAGACAACAAAGAACATTACAGGATCCAGCATGAAGGTGGCGATGTCATGCTGATTCCTATTGAGAGCTATGACGTTCTCAAGGATGTGTACACCGATTGGGTGGAAGAACCACAAAATACCCCACCAGTAGAGGGGTTTGATCCTCAGCAGCTACCTGTTGTGGAGTATGTCGCAGAGACAGAACCTAAAAAAGATTAGGCGTTCTTGGTGGCGTTATACCCAGGCATCCCCTCAGGGATTGTCGATTTAGCCCATGAAGGCGTCTTCATCTGTTCTTCATCGTATGCAGGAGGCGGCGCCTGGGTCGATTTTGCTAGCGCATCAGCGTAATCTTTCTGTGCTTGGGAGAAGGCCGTTTGGCTTGCTTCCCTTGCTGGTGCGTACTGATCGGTAACCCCTGAGTTAGCGCGGGTGTACTTGTCTCCGGTGGGGAGACTAGAGAGGTAGGTACCTGCAGCCTTCATACGAGTTTCCGCCTGACGGGCACCGATCTGCCCTGGAGTACCCGATTGAGCGTAAAGCTGTTGTTGGGCTGTATTGGTTTGCTGTTGAAGACGCCCCAAGTAGTCACCGGTCATCTGGTAAGACTCCAGTGGCTGAACCGATTGATACACTGTCGGGGGCGGTGGAGTGATAACCGTTGGCTTTGGAGCGCCCATTTTGACTACTACTTCAACTGTACTGTTACACTGATTTTACTCGTGACAAACCCATAGAGATGTTGGACGCCAACGACGCCAAGGGGGCCGAGGATGACGACCAGCAAAAGTTCCGCGACTGTAATTGGCCTTGCCATGTGGATGCATGTACTGATATGGATGAGTTTAGCGAACTTTTGTCCAAAGTGTCCACTGATGTGCTTTGGAAAGTTTTAATGACCTCCCAACAACGGATGATGGCTAAGGCTTTATGGGAGGCTTGTAACTATGGAGGACGCCCAAAACCCGGTGATTTAAAACACATGGAGAAGAAACGTGAATATGCTGAGTGGGTTTTAAGAATTGATCATCGCCAGCAATGGAATAAAGCTCAAAAAACCGTTAAGCTGTAGCAAAGATAAATGTTGTCATCAATGGAAGCAGAGGAGTGGTTGGACAAACCCTTGGGAGAGGAAGAAGAAGTATCTTTTGTTGCGCCACCTAAACCCCGGCAGTATTTGAGCTATCGGTTTAACGGTCTCACTGTCGAAGAAGTAACAGTGAATAATTATGAAGAAATGTTAAAGGCTTCCCTGGCGGAACAAGTGAGTATGTTTATACCACCTTCTGGAAGCTTTAAGACGCCAGACCTTCGACGCTACCTGGAGTTGTTAAGAACGTACGAGACTAGTACAAATGATCTAATTCTTGGCTTCTCCCTGGCGGATCAAATCAGGATTACGTTCAGTGACATGAAGCCTGCCACAATCTGCGAGAAATTTCCAGACATTGATTTGGTCACCAAACGGCGCTATCGTTGCGTAGCTGAGTACCTTATACGGCAAGGCGAACTTGCCAAAGTTAAAGATGAAAGCGGTAAGCTAGTTAAGAAAATAGGAAACATGGGTAAGGCTGTGGTCATCTACGAGCCATTAGCCAAGATCCGCCAAACCCTCCAACGCTCCGGACTCACCGAATTTATTAAAAATGACCAGCCGCCGCAAGGAACTACTCTCGAAACTGTGCCTGTCGAATCCAACTGAAGAAGAAAAGGTACTCGCTCAACTCACGATTGAACGAATCTGCGCTGACATGTGCGATTTCTTTGAGAGTTTTTACGCTCAAGAAGGACCAGGTGCCATGGTGTATCTCCCCAAGGCAGAGAAAGAAGAGGACAGCATGTTTTATTTGACAGTTCCTCACATGATTAATGCTTTGGATGACTTTAAGCGCCAAGAAATGGAGGGTCCGGCAGAGGTAATGCAAAAAGCTATCGCCAGAGGAGAAGCCCTAAACCCCCTTAAGGAGGCCCTTTTTATCATTCAAGATGAGAAAGAAATGTCCCTGGTGCACTACAAACGCGAACAACCGACAGGAGGACTGGGGGAGTTTGTTGTTACGTGAGCCGGAGACCTTGGCTACCTAAACGTGAATTTTTATCTAGGATCGGCAACTTTGTCGACGATTGGCTAACTCCAGTCGAATACTTACCATACATTGATGCCCTTCTGGGTGACATAGATTTAGATCCCTGTTCAACCCACTTGGCCAACGACCAGTTTTTAAGGGCGAAACAAATCTACACGCTCAAAGAAGATGGTCTGAACATCGAAATCCCTTGGACTGGCACGACTTATTTATTTCCGCCAACTTACGGTAGGTGTTCCTTCAATAAAGAACGTGGCACCTGGAGGTGGGGCCTACGGGGTGGTGGTCCTTTATGCAAAGCTCCGTCTGCCATTTGGTTTGGCAGGTTAGAAAGAGAATGGAAGATGAGGAATATAAGAGAAGCACTGTTTTTTAGCACAAACCATGAAACGATGCGAACTAACCTTTCAATTTGGAATTATCCGGTTTGTATTCCAGAAAAAAGGTGTAATTTAATACACGGTAAAACGTTGACCACCATTGCTGGGCCGTTTACTTGGGGATACTTTGTTTACCTCCCTCGCGCTGAACTAGGATTCAACCAAGCCGACAAATTTATTGAGATTTTTTCCCATCTTGGAAAAGTAATCTACTGATTGATGCGGTTAATGCGGCGCTGTGTCGGGCTGCGTGGGGCACCGTAAGCGTTCTTAAAGGAGTAGGTGGCGTCGCCAGGTCCTGAGACAACGAAACGGTCGTCCTCTTTCCGATCTTGCTCCAGGGTAGAGCGCTGAGCAAGCCTACGTTGGGCTACAGCCCTTGCTGCGGCTCTCTTGCCCTGCTCGTTATCTATAGCCCTCTCAGCACCACGGTAGCGGTTGTCAACGTCGTAATCAGTGCTACTCTGGTGGTTCATGGAATCATTCTGACAGCAGCAAACTCATGGAAGATCAGGTTAATAGCCCGTCACACTATGCGTCTGGCGCGGTGGAGTGTATTGATGCCATTGAAGCATCTCTAACTAATGAAGCTTTTCGTGGTTACCTGAAAGGTAACATCCAAAAGTACCTTTGGCGTTACGAAGATAAACACGATTCTTTACAAGATTTACAAAAAGCAGCATGGTACTTGAGGCGTTTAATTGTTTTTTATGAACGTTATGGATCCTGATAAAATTCTTCATGAATATTGTCCAGAACTTCAGTTATTGGACATGTTGGACTGGTTGCAATGTACTATAGGTTTCGAGGCGAACCCAATCCCCCCTGTTCTTGATTCCAATAACGAAAAAAGCGACGAA